TAATGCTATTTCATCAAAAACCGGAAGAAATATACCGCCTAAATACCTGCCGGATTTAATTATTTTATTAAAAGAATACGGATTTTAAATCAAAATGGAATATCATCATCTATCTGTGGTGTTTGACCATCAAAATCTGGTGTTGAAGTACTGTTTGTAGTGCTTTCATTTGATGTAGTTGTTTGCTGCTGTGCCGGTACATAACTTGTATTTTTATTAACCCTCCATCCTTTTGCATCTGTGTACCATTTACCGTTATATTCACGGCTTTCCACGTCAAATTCTACTGAAATTTCGGCACCTTCCTGAAATCCTTTGTCTGTAAGGTCGCCCCAAAGTTGAACTGCTACTTTTTTAGGATACTTGTCGCTAGTTGTTTCTATGATAATTTGTTGTTTTTTCCAAACGCCATTTTTGCCTGCTCCTCTAAGCGCATTTTTTAATATTTTCCCTTGATTTGACATAATGTTAATAAGATTGTTAATAACATTTTACATTATGTCTTGAGATTTGTAAAATCTGTTACTATATTTGCAATGTAATCTTTACAAAAAGAAAGAAAAATAATACAAAAGAAAAACAAAGTAAACTAAAAATTATGGCATTGTCAACAACAGCGGTAGCAATTATTAGAGGTAACAAGAATTTAAAAGCTGCCTTGAAAGAAAACAATAACAACATCACGAATCCTACACTTTATTCTTGGCTTCGTGACGAAACGGAAGAAAATCCATTATTGCTTCCAAAAAATGTAGCAATCATAATGGAGCATTCCGCTTTAACGCAAGAGCAGATTGTAGAACCTATAAAAGCAAATGTATAACATGGAACAGTTAGACATCAATTTTACTACTCCGGCACTTATACAAACAACAACAGAGATTCCACGATTTATATCACGTAATAACAGATAATTCTATGAAGACTATACAATCCATCGAACATTTACAAGGCGTTATCCAGGGTGCATATCTTGCCTTGATTGACGAACACATTATTATCGAAGAAGAAAAGAATTTCGGTTATGATGTGTATGAAAACCCGAAAGGCGGCTTTTGTGTAAAGACTGAATTTACAGATTACTACATCGAGCCTATTTTCAAAGGCGACAACATGCAGCCTGCCGATGATCCGGAGCCACACATATCCGAACAAATCTTCTTTTATCATGTAGGTAACAAGGTTTCCAAAGTTGTAAAAGATTTCATTGAAGAGTTGGAAAGAATTTCAGATGCTGATTGCCCAGATGAAACAATCACACGCAAAGAAATGAAGCAAGATTATAAATTATCACTAACTGAAAATTAAGGGTTTTTATGTCGGTAGGTGGTGAGCGTTCTAATTTTTCTCTCTACTTCTCACCACCTACTATTTTAAAACAGCAACATGAACTTAATTAAAGAAATAGAAAATTCGGAAACGACTATACAGGTAATGATTGATTTGCTTGGCGCACAGAAATCAACGCTCGCAAAAGCGAAAGCTGTTTTGCAAAACGATAAACAGCTTTCGTCGCGAGCAAAAGCAAGGCAAGAAAACAAAGATTTAATAATGGCTGATATTATAAAATTTGATGGCAGGAGTGGCAAACCTTCAATCGCTAAAAAGAAAAGATTATGAGTAACTATTTTGAGAGAAATCCAATTAAAAACCAGACGATTGCAAAAGGTACAGAAAGTATTTTTGGTGCAACCTCTATAGGTGAAGTTATGACGCAAGCAAAACCATTACAGATAAGATTGGCTAACAATGGAAAGAACGAGCATTGCAATGTAGCAAGGTATAACCATTGGTGGAATAAGACAGCATCACTTGTATGCAAAGTGAAATACAAAGGAAAATTTGAATTAATGTTAATCACATCAAATAATTAGCATGAATAACACTACAGAAAATAATTACAACGACTTGCACAACGATGAATTTGATATTGAATTTAATTTAGATAGTATCAATGATGGCTGCTTGTCAACACCAGTAATATCAGTAATTTTTCTATTTATAATCATACTTGGAATTTTAGTAAAATGAACGACAAAGAACCAATACACTTGATAGATGCACTCACAATAATTGTAATTATTCTGATTTTCATTTTAGTAGTAATAAATATTTTAAGATAAAACATGGCAACAGAATTGGACATAGCATTAATCGAAATTCAACAGGCAAAAAAGATTTTGCAAAATGAACAACATGCAAATGAAAGAATCATGCGTGCAATTACAGAATCCGAAAGATTGATAAAATTGAAAGATTCACAGATTGCAGAAATGAGAAAATTCTTACAACTATTTGTAGATGCTTGCAACGGTGAAGTTGTATTTATTCCGAATGAAAAATTTGAAGAAATAAAACAACTTTTAAAATAACAATTATGGCAAACGGAAAACTATTTACAGGCTCAATTTCAGTAAGCAAATTACTCGAAGAAGCAAAGAACCCTCACTCCGCATTTTATACGGGAAATGATGGCAAGAAATACTGTAACGTAAAAATCTGGGTAAACGAAGAACCGGACCAATACGGCAACCATGTATCGCTCCAGCTAAACGGTAAAAAAGATTCTGAAAATTACAAAGTGTACCTCGGCAATATGAAAGCCTTTGAGCAGAAAGGTCAGGAATCGTTTTCAAAGAATAATACAAAAGATATTCCGGTTGATGATGATCTGCCGTTCTAAATGAAAAAAGCCAAGCGGTGCGAACGTTTGGCTTTGATGAATAAAAATATTACTCACTTATAATAAGACAAAGATATGTCAAACGATGCAAAAGAACAAGGAAAAAATAAACTACCCACTCTACAAGAGCTACATCATGACGAATTAACAGCATTCAAGAATGACCAGTTTAATTTGCTATTAAACCAACCGGTTCCTGAAGCATGGGTAAAAGACCACCCATTCGCAAAAGGCGTAAAATACCTCCCCATTGATAAGGTTGAATTTCTACTTACACGAATTTTCCAGCAATGGAAAGTAGAGGTTATTAATTACGCAGCACTCTTTAATAGTGTTTCCGTTCATGTACGCTTACATCTTCTACATCCATTAACCGGCGAATGGTTCTATCACGATGGACTTGGTGCAGTTGGTGTTCAAACGGACAAAGGAGCATCTGCCAGCGATATATCAGCTATCAAACAAGATGCTATAATGAAAGCATTACCAGCAGCTGAAAGCTACGCGATAAAAGATGCAGCCGAGAAACTCGGAATATTCTTTGGTAAAAACTTAAACCGTAAAGATACCGTAGGCTTTGCTGGAGCCTACTCCAAACAAGAAGAAGAACCAACTACTGACGAGTGGCAAACGCTTCAGGAATTATATGACCTGAAAGAAGAAAACCTTACCGAAGATGAAAAGATTAACGCTGAGCGGATCTTAAAGAACAAAGAAGTGAACTCATACAAAAAATTACTTAAACAACTACAAAATAAATAATCATGGATAAAATTAGAAACGGACGGTTCACGTCTTCCGGAATCAGTGCATTAATGTCTTCTGGAAAAGCCAAAGGCACGTTTGGCAAACCATTCTACACCTATGTAGAAGAAAAATACTTTGAAACTAAACTGCTACGCAGGTTGGACAATGAATCCAATGCGAAACCTACATCATGGGGCAAGCTGGTAGAACGCCACGCTTTTGACCAACTGGGTACAGAATACAATCTTGTCAGCCAGGAAACAATCGTACACCCAAGTATAGGGCTATGGGCCGGTTCTCCAGACTTAGAAAAATACGATGAAGGGAAAACAGTTTGTGATATCAAGTGCCCAATGACACTAAAATCGTTCTGTACATTCTATGAATGCGAAACGATTGAAGAAGTACGCGACAAGCATAAAGACGGCGAAGATTATTACTGGCAGTTGGTGAGTAACTCTATTTTGCTGAATACCAAGTACGCAGAATTAATCATCTATGTACCGTATTACTACGAATTGGTACAGATAAGAGAATTGGCAAACAATTATGATGGTGACCAAAATAAAGTAGCCTGGATTAACTGGGCGGGCGATGATGATCTGCCGTACATACCTGAAGAAAGTGAATATAAAAACTTAAAAGTCATTCGTTTTGAAGTTCCTGAATCCGATAAAAAGGCATTGACAGAACGTGTAAACGCTGCAATTAGCGAAATACAGAAGATGCTATTGCCTAAAGCATCGAACACAATCAAGACGACAGAAACAGTAGAAACTCCAAAAGGCGACAACGATTTAAAAATTTAAAAAATACAACTATGAAAGTACATTCAATTAAGCTATTCAACTTCGCAAAATACGACCAGGTAGATGTATCATTCGATGATAAGACAGGCGTAGATATCAAGGTTCTACGCAAGTTGACAAAATCAGGTAGTGAATTGAGCTTTGAAGCGCCGGAAGGCATGACGCTTGACCAGCAGTGGTTAACGGATCTCTTTATCAACAGTACTCTGGCACAGCTGGGCGCAAATTTAATTTGGAAGCTGTTCCGCGAATGCATGATCACGCACCACGGCGCATACCTGAATTTAGAAACCATGAAAGTAAACCCGATAGCTATCTAATGAATTACATAGAGCTGATAAATAATTTTTGGCAAAAGGATATGGAGTTCAATTTCTCTGAGCGAGAGGTTGCCCTCTACTTCTATCTTCTGAAAGTCAGCAATGGCCTGGCTTGGAAAAATCCATTTGGACAATCCAACGCTATGATCATTGCCAAATTCGGTTGGGGTAAGTCTTCGTTCGATACAGCCAAGAATAAATTAAAAACAGCCGGTTTGATAGATTTTAAGGCAGGCGATGGCAGAGGTATTGTGTACCAATATGAAATAAATGGGCTGAAAAAGGTATATAAAAAAAGTACCCTTTCCGATAACCTTTCCAGTACCCTTTCCGATAACCTTTCTAATCCTAAACCGGACACATCAATAAATATAAAAATAAACAAAACAGAAAAGAGTGTTGCCAAGGCAACCGTTCCCAAATCTAATTTAAAAAAAACGCTGCCTACTCGCAAGCAAGAGTTCTACGATCAGGTAGCGGAATTTAAAGATGTGTACCAGAAAGAAATGCTTAGAAAGTTCTTCGACTACTGGACAGAGCTTAACCCATCAGGAACCAAGATGAAATTTGAATTACAGAAAACATGGGAACTGTCGAAGCGATTAACCACCTGGTCCAGCCGTGAAAAAGATTTTACTAAAATGCCTGCAGGCTCACCGGAACAAATTACCACTGAATCAAAAATGCTAAGTTAATGTACCAACCGAAAATAGAAGATAAATCGTTACAAGTTTATGGAAAAATTCCACCACAGGCCCTGGAACTGGAAGCTGCCGTACTTGGTGCAATACTTATCGAGAAAGAAGCACTTACCGAAATATCTTCTTTTATCCGATCAGAATGTTTCTATGTAGATGCACACGCCACCATTTACCAGGTCTGTATAAACCTGTTCGTAAAGAATAATCCTATTGACCTGCACACCGTTACTGAAGAATTGCGCAGAACTGAAAAGCTCGAAGAGGTAGGCGGTGCTTTTTATATTTCCGAATTGACGAATAAAGTTGCATCATCGGCAAATATCCTGTACCATGCACGTATCGTTTTCCAAAAGTACATGCAACGGGAAGCTATTACGATATGCAACTCGATTACCAATAAAGCGTATGAAGACATAACAGATCCTTTTGAACTTCTGGAAAAAGCACAGCTGGCATTTTCCAAGATCACAGAGAACATTAAAAACTCTAAGGTTTCTCATATCGCGAATGTGGCATTAACGGCCATAACGCAGATGAAAGAAAACCAAAACAAAGATTTGGTGCACTTGGGCTTAACCAGTGGATTATCAAAAATTGACAATATTACACTTGGCTTTTGCCCGCCGGATCTGATCATCATTGCAGGCGGTACGAGTGAAGGTAAATCTACCTTGGCGTTGCAGATAGCAAAACACGTTTCCACTAACAGTAAAGTAGCTTTCTTTTCCTTAGAAATGTCAAATGAGCAGTTGGTATGGAAAGTATTTTCAAGCGAAATAAACGCGTCTGTAGCGCAAATCCGCAAAGGGAAACTATCAACGGAACAATGGTTAAAATTAGAAACTGATGTGTACGAAGATTTGACAAAATCCAATTTCTATTTATACGATGAGGGCGGCTTGTCTGTATTCGACCTGGTTTCTATCTGCCGATCATTAAAAGCAAAAAAAGGCTTGGATATGATTGTAATTGACTACTTGCAGCTTCTTACAGCAGCTGGTGCCGATATTAAATTCGGCATACGAGAGCAGGAAATCAATTTTATATCAAAGAAGCTGAAAGCCTTAGCAAAAGAGTTGAATATACCGGTAATTGCACTTTCACAGTTAAGCAGGATCGAGAAAGGAACAAAACGACTTTACAAGCTATCAGACCTACGCGAATCAGGTGCCATTGAGCAAGATGCTGACGGCGTAATGTTTGTTTTCCGACCACACTACCACGGTATCAGAGATATGAAAATAAACGGCGAAGAAATGATATTTAGTGAAAACGATACCATTATACAGTTTGCTAAATGGCGCTTAGGTGAAACAGGTATGACAATGCTAAAATTCAATAAGGAATGCTCCAGATTTGAAGATCCGAGCTTCTTACAAGAATTTATTGAACAGCCTGCACAATTAAAAAAAGACGAAGAATTACCATTTTAATAATTATAAAACCAAAACACAATGACATTAAAAATTGAAAAAGGCTGACCTTATGAGAACGCGCGATGATTTTGGCAGCCTGTATCTAACAGCCAAGCGATCAGTTTATATGCTGCATGAAGAAATATTAAAAGAACTGAACGCATGACACAGATTATCATAGGAAAATGCCCGAGCAAAAGCAACTGTTACAAAGTTATACAGCTGGGCAAGCATGCTTCATTGGCAAAGACCAAGGCACTCACCGATTACGAAAAGTCGTTCTATCTACAATGCAATATTTACCGGAATAAGAACATCACAGGCTTATTCGAGATTCACCTGCATGTATATTACGATAGCAACCGCGCGGATCTGGACAATAGCTTAAAAATTATCCTGGACTGCTTACAAATGGTAAACGCTATCAAGAACGATAATAACTGCGTAAAGATTATTGCAGAAAAATTCATTGATAAAATCAAGCCCAGAATCGAGTTTACGCTGAAACCGATATAGTATTTTTTTATTCAAAATACACACTTAGAGTTTATTATTTTATCTCTAAGTGTTTTTTTTTTATTAAATTTGACGGTAAAACACACCAAAAAAATGATTTTAAATTACTTGGAACATATCAGAATCAGTTTGAAGCATGCGGCAGAACTGTTCCACCGTTGATGATGTATGAGATAGCGAAAACGATTAATGAAACTATTCTGAATTAAAAATAGTGCAAATAGTACAAAATGGCATATTCCAAAAAGCAAAAGCAAAAATTTTTAGAAGTATTAAGGTCGAAAAACTTTAATGTTTCAAAAGCATGTAAAGATTTCAAAGGAATGAGCCGAAATACATACACTATTTGGCTGCAAGAGGAATGGTTTAAAAATGAAATTGACGACATGCTCGAAGAGGAAATTGACGAATCCGAAGAGGTACACAGAATTTTGAGAAAAGGAATACCGAAAGTTGAAAACAGAAAACTGGTTGGTTGGGAACAGCGACCAGACAGAAAAGCAATCGAGTTCTTTCTAAGCACCAAAGCAAAAGAACGCGGTTATGTTAAAAGAATTGAGCAGACTGGCAAAGATGGTAAACCATTAGTTCCTAATAAATTCAAAGTAGTAATAAAGAAGAAAGTTGATTGATTTAGAAGACATATCAACACCAGAGATAGAAATAGAAATAGATGAAGATTTATTTTTAGACTGCTATCATCATTTGCTTGAGCCAAAGAAAATTGATATTGAATTTGTTTGGGGTGGTAGAGACAGTGGGAAATCTCAACATGTTGCGCAGCAGTTGATAAAAGAATCTTTAGAGCTTGATTATTTCCGATGCGTGCTTATTAAAAAAACGCATGAATCAATCAAAGATAGCCAGTGGCAAACCTTGAAAGATATTTCAGAGGACTGGGAGCTGGATGATTATTATCATTTTACTAAAAGTCCGCTGGAAATAGAGTGCAGAAACGAAAATAAATTCATTTCACGCGGTTGTGATAATCCAGGCAAATTAAAATCAATAAGAAATCCATCGCATGTATGGATAGAAGAGGGTGATCAGCTTAGCCAAGATGATTTTACGACTATTCTAACAACATTGAGAAATTCTAATGGCAGAGTGAAAATTTACTTTGTTTTCAATCCAGAATTACCAAAAGGAATAATTGATAAAAAAGATTTCTGGTTATGGAAAAATTGGTTTTCTCATACTGAAGAAAAGAACTTTACAGCAACAAAAACTATCCAGCACAAAGGAAAGGAAATATCTATTACATATAGATCGACACATACCACGTATGTAGATAATCCGTATTGCACAGATGAGCGTATCGTATTCCATGAAAGTTTAAAAGAGCAGAATCCAGCGAAGTATGGCCCATACACACTTGGTAATTGGGGAACATACAGCAACGAAAAGCCATTTTTCTATTCATACAACAATACAAAGCATTATTTTTTCAATCAATATCAACCAAATAAGGATTATAATTTATGTATAGGATTTGACTTCAACGCCAATCCTACAAGTGCAGTTTTAGGTCAATTCAATAGGCATACATTGACATGGAATGTTTTTGATGTGATTATAGCAGATGAAGCTAATGAATATAATGTATCACCATTAGCTGCAGTATGCATGCAGATAAAGCAGAAGTACATTGATACAGGGTTGATACCTGTGTACAGGATACAGGTAACCGGAGATGCGAGTGGAAAAAATGGAAGTGCAGATAGACAAAAGGCACAAACGTACTATTCAACTATTGCACGTTACCTAAAACTGAATGAATCACAGTTGATTGTCCGCGATGCAAATCTAACACACATATTGAGTGGTGATATGATTAACGAGGTACTAAATAAACTACCAGCTGGACACTTTAATTTATTTGATGTGCCGGAATTGGAAAAAGATATTAAACGTTCTTTTCCAGACAAAGATAAATCGCTGAATGAAGCCAAATCCAAATTTGGATTACACATTTTAGATGCATGGCGCTACCTAATGGATTTATGGTTTGGAAATATAAGTGGGTACTGGACAACAGATACAACGGAAATTAATAACAATATTATATCAATTAACAGACGTATTGAATCACTTAAAAATGCAGCATAATGACAATCGAAACAAAATTTAATGTCGGTGATACAGCATGGCTTGTATTCGACAACAAGGCACAAAAAACAACAATCAAAGCGATTGATGTAAAAGTAACCAGTGAAGGAACAACGGAAAGCTATACGCACGGCTATCCACCGGATACTAAGCTATATACATCCATCGAAGAAATGACAGACGAAATTAAAAAACAAGCAGAAGAATTGCCGAAAGATGAAGAACCCAAACGAAACACAAAAGGTGGAGTGTGAAGTAAAAAATAAAGTCAATGTTATAATTGATGAACTTATACTTTGCGATTCTTCCAATAGAATGAGTAAAGAAGTTTCAACGAAAATAGATCGCGTTGATGCTGGGAATATGTTCGACTTCGAGCAACAGCTATTATACACGCACCTATTAAATATTGGTAACATCATTTCTGAATTATCGCATAAGTCTATCCATTTCACCAAATCAGCTTTGCGAGAATATAAGGAAAACACTAACCCTATTTGGATTGACATTGTAAACAAGAACGTAGCATGAAAGGAATAATATTACCAATATTTCACCATACTGATCAATCATCCACATTAAAAGATTGTGGTATTGATTATACGTTTGAAGATAATTGTGAGATAAGAGATGTTACATTCTATCAGATAAATGCCATATCAGAATATTTTGAAGATAAAAAAAGCTACACTTCAATACATTCAAATGGTAGTGAGTACATAAGTTCTTTAAATATCAAGGAAGTAGAAAAAATTATTCAGCAAAGCCAATAAACCAATAAAATGAAAGAAGCAATCAAAGCATTTTGGAATAGGATTAAACCAAGAAATAGAATTAAGCGTGAGCTTCCGGTTATTCATGTACACACATTTAAAACGGGTGAACGGTTGTACACGTACCGGCCAGAGGATTACGGAAAAATATCATCACGTTATTACCGTAATATTCAGGAAGCTACAAATTACCTTCAAACTTTCTCATTGGCTAAAAACGAATGGGAAGCTGCTGTGACAGGCTGTAAGAATCTCATTGCAGATGCGCTGGAAAGCATAAATATGCAAGACAGGACTAAGGCGCTGCTTGACATCAATAGCACATTTGATTGGTTCTTAACCAAGGTGACCGGATTAAAGAATGCAAATGAAACGATACTCGAATTTATGTTTTGCATGTTCTTCCTGCTGGAAGATGAACGGGAAACAGGTTACAGCGAGGTACACAATAAGCGGAAATTAGAATTGTTGAATCAGGATACGGAAAAGCGTGATTTTTTTTTGAGCAGTCTTCAACAAACTACAAACAACTTATTGCCTATCTCGAGAGAAGATACCCTGACGCTTTTACTTCAGATGGAACAGATGAAAGGCGCTCTGACATTTTTGAATTTGCAGGTAGATTAGACGAATGTGAGATAATGATGGCAAAGCATCTTGTGATTGATTTGGAAAAATTATACTCATACAACATTGAAAATTATTTTAAAGTATTAAGTAGTTTATTATCACAACCAAGCAAGGATAATACCGAAAACTCAAGCAACCAAGCTATTTCATAATTACTTAAAAAGTAGTAGAAATGGCAGATAAAACAATAATTGCAAAATTCATTTCAGATGGTTTGGCGCAGTTAGGCACGGAAGTAGAAGCTACAGCTGGGAAAATGGATTTATTGGCAAAAGCACAAAGCATCGTCAATCAATCCACTGACAACCTTACAAAGAAACAGTTGGAACTACGTGAACAAATAAGTTCCACAGGTGGTATCGTGCAAAAGATGAACGAAACCGGAAAGACATCATCTACTTTGTACACGGAACTTACTTCCAATTTACAAAAGTTGGTAGTAGAATATCAGAATGAAACCAAAGCGTTACAAGACAAATCTACTGAACTTAAAAAGGTAACATTAGACAGCAGCAATTATGATAAAATTCTAACACAGGTTGCAAATGGTGAAGTATCTGCTCGTGAAGCGGCAAAACTACTCAAGCAGGAATTTATTAGCTTAAAACTGCAAGGAAAACAAAATACAGAACAATTCCAGCAATTAAAACAAGTAGCTGGCGAATTGAATGATACCATTTCAGATACATCCGCTGAAATTAAACAGGCTGGTTCTGATACCAGCGGATTAGATCACGTATTGCGTGTTTCTAATTCTGTATTGGCAGGATTTGGATTAGTGCAGGGAGCTGTAGGTTTATTCGGTGTTGAAAATGAGAATCTGCAAAAAACCCTACTGAAGGTAAATTCTGCAATGTTGTTACTAAACTCAGCTCAACAAATACAGGAAGAATTAACAAAAGAAGATAGCAAACTGAAAGTAGTAGCCGCCGCCGCTCAAAGTCTTTGGACATGGGCAATGGAAGGTACAACATTAGCAAGTAAAGGTCTTCGGGTAGCTCTACTTGCTACCGGTATTGGCGCTATCGTTGTGGGCATTGGTTTATTGATTGCAAATTTTGACAAAGTAAAACAAGTAATCTTAAACATATTTCCAGGATTAAATAAAATGGGTGAATACTTTAATAAGTTCAAGGCCATAGCAATGGGTGTTCTGGGAACCATCATACCGATACTGAAAACATATGGCAAAATATTAGTTGACTTGTTTACCCTTAATTGGGGTGAAATAAAAAAGGATTTCGAGGATGGTGCCAAAGACGTAGCTAAAGGTTATTACACTGCATTCGCTGAAGAAATAGAAACGCAAAAAAAGAAACAGGCAATTTCACTACTGCAAACTCAAATAGATCAAAACGAATTTGATATAAAAGTACTTAAGGCTCAAGGAAAAGATTTGGGTGCAGCTATATTGGAGTTTGACAATGCTAAGAAAAAAGGTGGAAAAGCGAAATTGGAGCTTGACCTTGACCCGAATAACAAAGAAAAGCAACAAGCCTACAAGGATTCTATAGTTGATATTATAAGTACCGAAAAAGCATTAAGCGATGAACGTAAAAAAGTAGCAGATGATGCAAAAAAAGCACGTGAAGATGCTGAGAAAAAAGCTTTAGACGCGCAAAAGAAAAAGTTAGAAGATGAGATTGCAGTTATTAAAACTAATCTACTGCAGGTAGGGTTGACAAACAAAGAGCGTTTAAAATTACAGGAAGATTTAATACTTAAGAGTGCCGAACTTGAAAAAGTCGGATTGTCTGTAAAAAAGAAAGCTCTCGTTGATGCTCAAGCCAGCAATGATATTTCCGAATTGGAGCAAAAAAATAATGAAGCTATACTGAAATCAGCACTTGAGTTGGTAGATGCTAAATTGGAAATTGTCAGTAAAGGAAGTGCCGATGAATTAAAATTACATCTGAAGAAGTTCGAAATACAACAGTCTATCGAAGAAACAGACATTATAAATTCTACGAAAACGGCGGAACAAAAAGAACAAGCGTTACTTCTTGTAAAGGATAAATACAATAAAAAGCAATTAGAATTAGTACGCCAATTCGGATATGAAGGTCAAAAGTTGACTTTAGAGATTGAACAATCAACAATCCAGGCACGCTTAAATTTAGTTCAGGAAGGCAGCAACCAAGAATATGATTTGAAAGTAGAGTTGTTAAAGAATCAAGCGCAACTGGAGATTGCCAATGCAAATAATTCTATCCAAAATGAACAACTGAAAGCTGCCAAAATAAAAGAAATTAACAGCAAACTGAGTTCCGATTTAGCCGAACTAAACAGGCAAAAACAAGCGCGAGATGTTGAGAATGCACAAAAATTGGTAGATGCAGAAATCAAACAAGCCAATGATAGAATTACGATTGCATCTACATTGGGTAATGGGTTAGCAGATTTTAGCAAAGGTATAATTCAAAATGAGTTGGATATGCTGGAGCAAAAGAAGAATAAGGGCATCATTAGCGAAAAGCAGTATCAAAAAGAAGTTGCTGCTTTAAAACGAAAACAGGCTATTGCAGATAAGGCACAAGCAGTATTCAATATTGGAATTAACATTGCTGAAGCTATTACAAAAGCCATGACAGCAGGCCCTGTAATAGGTCAAGTTTTGGCAGGTATCTCAGCAGCTTTAGGATTTGCTCAACTGGCTGTTGTTTTATCAAAACCAATTCCATCATTCTACAGAGGTGTACTACGTTTGCCATTAGGAAACAATCCAAAAGGTCGCGATACGATACCGTCAATGCTGAATGAAGGCGAATCCGTAATGACAACCGATGAAACTAATAAGTATTACGGTGCGCTAAAAGCTATGCGTGAAAATAAATTTCATCAATTATACATACCTGTAGATAGAATATTAAAAGCAGACTTGCCAGCTGCTATCAACGTAGGATCGCATGTTAGAAAACTTAAAAATGTAGAAACAGACGTGCATGTTATGCAACTTTTAAAGGTTGAGATTTCAGGAATGAAAGAAGAAATATCATTCGTTGGTGATTACATAAAACAGGGAAATACAGAGCGTGTACGTGGTAATAACAAATTAATTTCTACAATAGAAAAAAACAGAACTGATGGATATTAATTATAAACTTTACTTAGATGGAAATCTGATTAACGACACACCTCGAGGTCTTGACGATCTATTATTATCAATCAGTCGTGAAGATGGATTTAGTAATTCAGAGCAAATATTTAGAGATATAGCAGAATCACAATTAGAATTTTGGGGCGATGGATTTACTTATTTGTGCGACAAGCGTAAAGAGAATATCTGTGAAGAAATATTATTGAGTATCGAAACATCATGTAACGATGAATCTATTATACTGTTCGAAGGACTAATTAAGCAAAGTAAGGTAGAGGTAACACTTAAAAAGTGTATTGCGAAAGTAACAAATATAAAAGATAATAGCTTTAGTGGTTTGATACGCGATATTATAAATGTTGAAGTTGATTTATTCAACACAAAAACAAAAAATTGCGAATCGCTTATTCTACCTGTAACAGTTATAAATACACCTACAACACCTAATACTTACGTTATTACTGACATAAATACATATGATGTTCTTGATGTAATGAAATATTTAATTGCTTTTTTTACCGATAACCGGATAACCGTAAAATCAAATTACCTGACAAATGTAAAGTATTCTATCACTACAGGTTATAATATGCATAATACAGCTATTAACCTCGAAAAATCATATCCCAAAGTATCATTTGAAAAACTGTTTAATGAGATCAGAAAGAAAGAAACAGTTTTCATAGGTGTTGAATATGAAACCAACGGAACTCCATATTTAAGAGTAGAGGATGAAAACTATTTTTATTCTGAAGATGATTTACTGATGGTGATACAAAAAATACCATTAGATGCTGTTGAAAAATTAGACGGCAATAGATTGTTTAATGCTATTAACGTTGGTAGCGGTACCACAAAACTGAAAGAAGATACGGTTGCGATTGTTAGCCAAAGCAGGCTCACCAGTTGGAACAAAGAAACCTATATTGGTTGTGGTGGTTGCGGTGGTGAAAAAGATACAGCCTTAGATTTAATTAGTGATTTTATTATTGATGCAAACATCATACACGAAGCAATGAACCAACCAATCGGCGCGGATTATGATAATGATGATGCTATATTCTTGCTGAACTATTACAATGCCGGTGTGGGTACCATAGCATGGAGATTGGTAGGAAACAATCTAAGCAACTACAATGAAAGATTGAATAACCAGAACGTACTACAAAGATGGGTTGGTGTTAGCAACAGTTGTATTGCGATTAATCGCTTTACAAAATATGGTTTTAAGGCTATTAATACTGGAGATAACCTATTAGATAAAGATTATATTATATTCACAATATCTGGTGCATGCACTCCTGTATTTCCAATAATATCATATTTGGGAAGTCACATTGAAGTGTTTGATAATCAGAATTCTCATGATTCAACAATTCAAACTGCAAATAATTGTACAAATTATGGTTATCAAAGTAAATTTACATGCCAAGAAACAGGCATTTATAAATTTCATGCAAAATCAGATATACAAGCAAATAAGGATGCTTTACTATCTGACGATGTAGTAAGTGCGGATTTTGAAATAAAATTCGTTGTATTTCAAGATAATACTTTAACAACGATTCTTGCAACATCACCAATAACAACTGTAAATTATCCTACAACAGTTGGAGTTGTACCTCCTGTAAAAAGCTTTGATATAGAATCACCACCATTTAATTTATCAGTTGGTAATATTGTAATGGTTCAAATTTCTCTTACAACAATATCAGTTGTGTATGGTGCAAGAACATACGATTTTAGATTTTCCGAAAGTGTATTTGAATTATTATCTGATAATACATCTTGTGAAGATATAACAGATGAAACAGGATTGTTCAAGCCGTACATTACAGACTTTGATTATACATTATGCCTGGATGATTATTTAAAATTCAAGAATAATAAGAAAGGATACATCATGTTAGAAGGTAAAAAAGCATGGATAAAAAAGATTGAATACAAGCACAAAAAGAAAAGCACGTTGTATTTAATTCATAAGGAAAGCTATTGTGGTTGTAGCTAAATAATTATTTAGATAAGTAAGATGTTGCATCTTCATTTATCAGTAAAGTAGTACTTATTGCAAAATCAAGTTCGAGTTTATCCTTTTTGCAAGAATAGTGCCTTGATTCACCATTTATAGTAATAACATTATTTTCTGCACTATAATTATAAGTTTGCTGAGTTGAACCTTTGGATATAATTAATATTCCATTACTTCCAAAACTTGCCTTTGTTACACCATCAGGAAAAGTTGAAGAACTAACTACTTTATCTACAGTCCATGTTCCAATAATAGAAGAACCGTCTTTCTTGCATGAAATAATTGAAGCGGATAGTATGAGAAGTAAAAATAAGTTTTTCATAAGTTGGTTGCTTTTTACGTTAAACGTACCTAAATATACAAAAAGTTCCATTTTGTTGCTGGATTTTTACTAAATTTGACAAAGCAACCAAGCCATTTTAAATACTCATAAAATGGCAATTATAATTCCTAAGTATCAATCTTTGTTCTTCAAGTCATTGGAAGACAGAACAATCAGCACTGGTAGTAATTTAATTACAAATGGCAAATTTACAACCGACCTATCCAATTGGAATATTGATAGTTTTGTTTGGGACTCCACCAGTGATGGTATAGCCTCTGCCTATAGTGGGTATGGTATAGGAACGGCTTCATTAGAGCAAGATGGATTCAACCTACAGGCCAACAACCGCTACAAACTACAATTTAAGTATAAAGCAAGCAAACAATTTAAGGTAACTGTTATGTTGCATAATAATGCAAATGCTGAATTATCCGAAGATATCTCATTTGTTGGCATTACAGATGGGTTTTGGCATACAGTAGAGCTTTATTACAACATAAACATTATTACAACTGGCAGATTGATTTTAGTAGCAGAAAACATAGATGCCCCCGGAATACAACAAGGGATATCTTTTGATGATGTAAGCATTTATGCACAACAAAGTGTAGTATCATGTGGAGATTGTGATACGGTGATAATGGATTCAAACAGACCAATTGAATTTCAGGTAAAAAGCGGTAAACTATTTACGTCAAATAATTTATTTCCAAATGGGAATTATGATACAAATCCATTTCAATCAATTACAAGTAACAATTTAGTATTTGATGTTAACTCTCATCCAACATCTGGCCAGTATTTTACACTTTATATTGCAGATAAAGTGTATATCATTCAAAAAACTACGGATATTATATGGGCTCCATTCAACGAAATATTAACAGGGAATATTAGTGATATAAGAATATACTCAACTACTCTTCCAAACTTTAATACAAATTTATTGAGTGCATTACAAGCTACGATTGATATGAGGCATGGCACCACTACTACATTAACAGGTACAACATTCACTATATCTGGTATTCCATCTCTATCATTTTTAGATGACATACGATTTTCTTTATTGTCAAATGTAAACACAGTAAGCAGCGCCGTCAATGGTATTGCCACTCGTAATTTGATTTATAATAATCTAACGAAGCAACTAAATTATTTTCGTACCGATAATGTTTCTCCTGTTTATTTAGAAACGAAAGTTACTTTAGAAGCAGGAAAGCTTTATAAGATCCAGTTTGGATATGCAACGGTAAATGAATTCAATTTTTTATTTAATATTTTCGATAGCCTAAATAATAACGTATTTTCTGATACAATAAATCCGTTACCGACTTCTTACACAGGTGCAAACGTAAATTACGAATTTATAGCACCCTATGATGATACTTTTACACTGGCTTTTCAATTTGATGCATCTAATCCGGCGACTGATCAGCTGGCTTTTGATAATGTTTCTGTTATTAATAGTGAATATATTTACGATAGTATAACAATCCAGGCAAAAGACTGTCAAGGAAATTTAACAGAATTGCCATACACAGAGATACCGTATAAAGAAAATGTATTAATTCAGGTAAATAATAATGATTTACCTACAAACACGCCGTTTCAAATCATAGTGAATGATAGTCAATCAGCTTCACTCGGATTGCAACATTTCTCTGAAAAAATAGAGCTGTACGATTTCAATAATATTGCTGCTTGCAAAATTGAAAAGCAATTGAAGATTCAATGGACAGATACTTGCAAATTCGGTGATATTGATTACAAAAACCTACCGTTTGAAAATGAATTTTACATTCGTGGATTTATATTAAGAAAACCATTGGATAAACGGGAAAGAATACAGACAACAAATCCGGATGGTTCACTAAAAACTATTTTCGATCATTCAATAGCAAAAGTTGAATTAAGAATAGCCACATATGGAATAGGCTTACATCGTGTTCTTGAAAGAGCTGTAGTGCATGGAAGTTTAATTATCAATGGAAGTAAATACTATCTCGATGATGCAGCAAGCTATACACCAGGTGATTTTTCGGGAAATGGTTTAGCTACGGCCAGAGTAGATTTGATAGAATCTGGTAGTGAGGTTATTAAGACGGCTTGTTGCTGTTAATGTATATCCATAGTTGATTATGAATAAAAAGCAGCTTTGATTTCGCTTCTTGTCTTTTATTTTTTTCTATATGATTTCTGATTGCATCTAAGTTCCTTGTATTTGAACCAAAATCACGTTCAAATCTTTTTATGCAGTTTTTGCGCAACTGAAGGATCAGTTCATCCACGGTTAGTTTATCAAACTTTGCTATTACATAACTCAAGTTAACAGCGATCTGTTTTAGAATGCTGTCAAGCATTACTTTATTGTAACTGTAGTCGCAAAGATTTGACTTATATCCTATCCTTTCAATCCTGGTTTTATTCAAAGAAATAGATGTAGTTAATTGTTGGAATGTCATAATATGCGATTTTCACAGAAAGCAAATATAACAAGGATATAATTTCGTGGATATTAAATGTATACACATGGCAAAGTATTCAAAGGAAGTTACAAAAACACAAGAACTCTTTAACAAAATAGTAGATACAGATGTGTATTCTATCAATGACATCAACGGCAAAGAACAAAAGATGACCGGGGTTGAATTGAAAGCTTACATGGTTTCCATGCGTGGACAAATTGACTTTACCGAGCTGGTAGATGAAATCGAAAAATCTTCTAAAAAACCAACTACAGCAACTGTGAAAGTTGAAAAAAAAGAAGAAATCAAAAAAACGGAAGCATCTAATTAAAATACAAGCAACCAAGCCATTATATAAACCAATAAAAATTTAAACAATGGCAGACATTTGTAATCCAAGTTGTAACGGCACCCAAATAAGAACTTATCCAATTCCATGTAATCGTGTAAGTTCATCGCGTAAAGGTGGATTTGAAAGATTTATCCTGATTGACTGTGATGTCAATATTACAAGTTTAACGGCTTCTGCTGAATGGCAGGCTTTAATTAATGATGAAAGAATTATCGTATCACCTCCGGGATTTGGTAAACTAATCAAACCGGACATCAAAAAGGAACAATTATCAGCTTGTTCACCTGAAGAAACGATAGATGAAATTGCTGGCTTCGAATGGGAAACTAAGTTGTTTGACAATACAACATACTTTGACTTTGACTTTGAAAATGATGTCAAAGAAAAATACGCATCTAAAAATGTGGTATGGTTGGGTTGTGATGGCTTGTTGTATCATAACTACAAATGGACCGCTGGTAGTAATCCTGGATTTGGCGGTATCGCGGCTGAAGTATATCGTGATAGTGAAACAGGTAGTTTGCAAAAATTACACATTGATGTGAAATTCAACAATTACCAAAAAGGCTTAAAAGGAATATTATTACCTCAATCAGTAATGAGTGTAATATTCGCATAAGCCGGACAAATAAAATAAGAAATGACGGTTGATTTTTTAAAAATAGTTACCTCTAAAAATAGACCTCCTGTTGCAGCAAAGTGGCAGGAGGTTTATAATATAATGGCAGTGCATACACAAGGCACATGCCCTGTAAATATTTTTACTGAAAGAAGACCTATGGAAAGCGACAACCAGAAGATACTGGAATATCGAGTTGCTAATCATCGAGCTATTACTAAAGATGAATTTGACAAAGCAATTTCAGACTATACGGCAAGTGCTATCGGATTAGATATAGTTGTCAATTATGGTGATAGTAAAATCAAAGAATATGAACCTACTTTAAAATTAAAAGATGGCTTAAAAACCATTTCATTAAAGAATTGGGTTATAAAAAAGAATGGTTCATACAGACAAACGGATCCTAACGCGGTAGTGGTGATTCTACCAAAACATACAACTCAAGAATTTATTCCAAGCTTCGAAAATGAACTACCCAATTTTAACAACATTAAAAACCAAAATATTGACGTACAACTTCAGCTTGTTACTTCTACAAATATTATGGCCGTTGATTCAGATTATTTACTATTTAAAGCCGGTACTTATCGTTACGGAAAAGAAGAAGCGGATAAGGATAACTATTATTTTGCTTTAACTAAAGAACAAACATACATCATAATTCCGCAAAAAAAAGATGATGAGATTGTGTATGTTCAAAAGCCATATTACAAAAATAATTTAAAAACACTTCCGGTTGCACCTATTGGCGGGAAACTAATAATAGAGCAATACGACGATGGAAGTGTATGTGAATATTATGTATCGGATTACCATGGCGCCGCGGCTTGGGGT